CCGCCCGGGGAAGTCGAACGTGACGACGCCCCGCTTCGAGACGCACCCGTGGTTGACCACGACGTCCTCCCACGCGCGCCCGCGCTGCGCGTCGGCGTCGGACTCCACGGGGAAGTAGTTGAGGCGCTTGATCGAGTCCCGGCAGAAGAAGAGCCCGATCGTCCCTAGGCGCCGGATGACCATGATCTTCTCGCGCCGGCGCGTGGCGACGTTGATCTTGTACAGGGAGGGGAAGTACTCGTAATCGTCCGGCACGCTAGCCCATGCGACCCCGTCCTGCGTGAGGTCGTTCACGATAAGCTGGCCCTCGATCACGTCCCCGGTGTCGCACGAGGGCGGTGGGCCGTTCGCGCCGATCGTGATCGTCTCGCCGATCTGCGTCGTGAATAGGACCGTCCGGAACTCCTCGCCGTCGAGGTTGACGTCGACGCCCGAGAAGAAGACCTTGACCTCGACGCCGTCGATGTAGTGCCGCTGGTAGATGGCGCTCGCGGCGCGGACGACGTGGAGGAGGAACGTCCCGTCGACGAAGTCCTGGAGGCCAGTGTTCCACGTCCGGCCCCACGTGTCGCCGTTCCCACCGGCCGTGATATACGCCATGCGGAGGCCGCCGGTGGTCTCGCTCGAGCCCTGTCCCGTCCGGTTGCCGACGTTAAGCTTCTGGTTCGTGTCGGCCCCGCTCACGGTCATCTTGATGTTGAAGCCGCGGTCCTCCCCGGACGCGTCGGCGCCGAGTTCCGGCCCGTCCCACATGTAGCGGATGCGGACCTGGACGCCGACGACTTGCCGGCCGGAGTACGCGGTCGTGTTGATGAATCCGAACGTCTGGAGCCGCACCCCCATCGAGCCCGCGTTGTTGGGCGTCTCCGCGAGGTTCCCGTCCACACTCTGGCCTGGGCCGAACGTGACGGTCGCGCTCGAGATGGCGGCCGTATGGGGCTTGTCGAGGGTGATCGTGTTCGGGGAGCCCGCGAGGGTCGAGGCGACGGTAGCGCCCGCGGCGATCCCGTTGAAGTAGACGGGCATCCCGACCTTGACGCTTGTGATGCTCGAGGACGTCGTCAGGGTGAGGGCGTCTTCTGCCCCAGTGCATCCCGTCACCGTGACGGCCGCGGCTCCCAGGAACCCGGCCGCGTTCGCGAACGCGATGTACCCGGAGTTGTCCTGGGCGGACGCGGAGACGAAGGCCGTCGCCGGGTTCGCGTCCTGGACGTCGAACGTAGTGAGGGCGATGTCCACCGTCGCGACGCGCCGGAACAGGTGGAGGGACGGGATAGGGCTCGTGAGGGGCTGGCCCGGCGACATGTAGATGCGCCAGTGCGTCGCGAGGTTCGTCCCGTTCGTCCCGTCGTTGTACTTGAACGTGGTCCCGTCGGCGTTGCGCGTGATCCGCACGGCCTGGGACGTGAAGTCCGCGATCGTCACGAACTGCGGGTCGCCGTCGAACGTCCCCTCGACCTCGTCCGGCGAGTCCGGGTTGAAGACCTCCGTCACGAGGAAGAAGTACGTCGCGTTACCGAGGTTCTGGGGCCACGTCCCGCTGATGCGCTCGGCCCGCATGTTCGTCACGGGCTGCATCCCGACGAAGCGCGAGGTGAGCGTGTTCGTCCCGGAGACGTCCTTGTAGTAGACGCGGCGCGGCTTGTTCCCGGGCGAGAGGACGAGGTACGCCTCGTTCTGCTTGATCGCCTCCGCGTGCTCGTCCCCGCTCCCGTTCTGGAGCCCCTCGAGGAAGGACGTGAACGTCCCCGTGTCCCCCGTGTAGGCGGACGAGTAGAAGCGGGAGTTCGCGTACGCCATGAGGGCGTCGGCGTTCCCCGCGTCGAACGTGAGGTAGAGGACGGCCTTGATCGGGGACGAGATGACTACGGTCTCGGTCCCGGCCGTGGACGCGACGTCGAGCGTGAGTTGGGACGCGGAGTCCACGCTCGCGATCGTGGCGTTGGCGCCGGTGAGGGCGCCCTTGACGAACATGAAGGGCTCGTAGACGGAGAACGTGAGCGTCACCGTCGCCGAGGCCGTGGCCGTCTTCGAGAGTTCGATCTCGCTCGTGCTGGTAAAGGACGCGACGTAGGTATTGGCCTGGATGCCTGACCCGTAGACGCGGCGCCCCACTAGGGCGGACGTGAAGAGGGCCGCGGACGTCACCGTCCGGTCTCCGATCGCGGTCGTGCTTGAGAGGTCCGAGCCGAACCCGTTCGTCTTCGTCGCGGTCAGGCCCGAGAGGACGACGCTCGTGACCGTGTCCGCGTGTACCGTCCCGTAGACGGCACGACCCGGCGCCTTGAAAATCGCCGGGTCGTTGGGTCGGTAGATGCAATCGTCTGCCTTCGCGACCTCCCCTTCCCCGAGGAGGGAGGCGTCCCGCGCCGTCACGACGCCCTGATGGAACATCTCCTTGAAGGGGGTGGCCATTACGTCCTCCAGGGGTCGATCGGGTACGAGCGCTGGACGAGCCGGTCCCCGTAGACCTCCATGCTAGATTTCATGCGGACGTCCTCGTCCTGAATCTCTTGGTCGTCGGCGTTGGCCGCGGTCGTGTTCCTCGAGGCGAGGCCGCCGAGGATGTCGATGCGCGGGTCGTTCGAGTTCAGTTGCGACAGGAACCAGACCTTGCAGTCGTCCAGGAACGTGTAGAGCAGGTCGTCCGGGATGTCGATCGGGTCGGCGGCGCCGTCGATATTGCGGTAGTACTTGAGGAGCATATTCTCGGCCACGTCCGGGGCCATGTACGCCTTCATGCGCGCGCGCTGGTCCGCCGCGGTGAAGCCGCTGCCGGAGCCCGGGGACGACGGGCCGATGCCCGTCAGTACCTGCGTCGACTCCTGGTCCACGACCTTCCGGTCCGCTTCGCGATCCCGGATGATCTCCATCGTGCGCTTCGACGTGAGGATGCGCGCGGAGTAGAAGTCACTGAAATCGTGCGGGAGGTAGTAGTCTCGAACGCCCACGAGGATCGGGATGTACGCGGCCATCGTGAATGCCTGCGAGCCCATCGTCGCGTTGCTCGAGAGCGTGAAGACGGTCAGGCTAGTGATGCTCGCGATCGTGGCGCCTGCCGCGAGCCCGCCCCCGCTCACGCCCTGGCCGACGTTGAGGCCGGCCGTGCTCGCGACGGTGACTACAGTCCCGACGCCGCCGCCCGCGTCCGCCACTGTGCCGGTGACGGAGCGCGTGACGGCGTTGTCCTTCTTGAGGAACTCCCACGTCATCTTGGACCACTTCTCGGCAGTCGCGAGGATCGCGTCGCCAGCTAGGGCGAGCTTGTTCGCGTCGCCCTGGGCCCCGGCCACTCGGGCGATGTAGATTTTCGCGTTCGCTAGGGTCACTTCTTGACCTTCCTCGCCTTCACGGCTTTGCGCTTTGCGCGCGGTACCTTCTTCACCTTGGGGGAGGCCACTGCCGCGGCGTTGGCTTCGGCGCGGAGCCGGTCGGCCTCGGGATCATAGGGGCACTCCTTCATCTTGCGGAGGCGCAGTTCGTGGTAGAAGTCGTAGAGGGCCGGGACCGTCTTGAGGTAGTGCCTGTTCTCGAGGACCCAGGCCTTGCCGCCGGCCGCGACTTTCTTCCGTAGCTCGGTGTTCTTGATGAGTTCCTCGAGGTTCGCCGCGAAGGACTCGGCCGCTAGGCGCTGGTCCTTGTTCGGGTCGTAGAGAAGGCCCGTCTCGCCGTCCACGATCTCCTCGTTGTACGGCGGCATGTCGGGCGCGAGGGTCGCCTCCGGGCGCGGCCCGATGGAGCCCTCGTAGAACTTGATCGCGCTCTTCGACCTCGAGAACTCGTCGTCGCGGAGGACGCAGATGTTGATGTCGCAGTCCAGGATCGCGCGCTTCGTCTTGTAGGCCTCGTACGGGACCCACGGGTGAATCTCGAGTTGCTTCTCGGGGATCGCGTCCGTGATCCAGTTGAAGACTTCGCCGAAGATGACGAACGTCACGTGCGGGTACTTCTTCGCGATGTACGTCATCGCGGGCTTGAGGGCGAACCAGTCGCTCATGTGCGAGCCGCCGCCCTGCCAGAGGACGCGGATGTTCTTCTTGCGAGGGACGAGGTTCGGGAAGTACCAGTCCTCCGGGATGATCGAGTTCGGGAAGACGTGCGTCTGCGGGTACCCGTTCGTCTCCTGGTGGTACTTCGCGAGCCACTTGCTCGGGGTCGTGAAGGCGTCGCACTTCCGGACGAACTCGTGGAGCTTACGGTTCCAGTTCTGGTTCCGCGTCACGTCGAAGACGAAGCCCTTGTCGCCCTCCGTCACGCCGTCCTGCCACATAATGATCTTGCGGCCGTCGTTGAGGATGGTACCGACGGAGTCGCCGGGGTTCAGGAGGTCGCCGGCCTCGGTGCGGACGCCGTAGCACGCGTACGTGTTGTTGAACGGGTGGACCCAGTCGAGGTTGTCGTCGATGTCATACACGAGCGAGGGAGGGTAGATCATCTTCCCATTGATCGTGCCGGTCTTCATGCGCCTGCACGATTCGATGAGTCCCTCGCCGGACTCGGGCTCGCACGCGTAGAAGAGGTTGATGTCGGACGTGAGCATCGAGACGATGGACCGGCGGTCCCTCACCTCGGGAATGTGGTGGTGCTTCCCGCGGTCCTCGAAGCACTCGGCGAGGCCGAGCTTCATGAGGCCCATGAACGGGACCTCGATCCGGTAGTAGACGCACGCGGAGTAGTCGCCCCTCGCGGGGGCGTACGTGTGCATCTTCCAGTCTGGGTGCGGCTGGAACTTCTCGCTCACGGCATTCCTTTCTGGCCCTACTGGGCCTTGGCGACTGCCTTGCGACGGTAGTCGCACGCGCGCCCCATCGGGGTCTTGAGCCACTCGTAGAACTTGCGTTTGTCCGTCAGAATCTCCGGGTCGACTCGGAGGATGATGTTCGCGACCTTGAGCGGGATGTGCGCGACCTTCTGGATGCCGAAGTCCTCCGAGAATCCACCGACGCCCGTGAACTTCCCGCGGCGCGTGATCTCGTTGTTCATCCGGCTCAGGTTCTCGATCGCCTCGATGTACCCGCCGAGTTCCGGCGAGCGGTCGTCCGTGAAGACTGGCTCGAACACCTCCTCGAGGAGCTTCTTGTCCGCGGGGGCGAGCGCCAGCTTCATCCGCGACCTCCGCGCTTGATCATGTTCTCGAGCATGTCCTGCGACGCGCCCTGCGCGGCGTCGTTGCCGGCCTTCTTCTGGCGGTGCATCTCGCGCTCGCCGGCCTGTCCGCGCGCGCCGGTCTGGCGGGCCGTGAACGTGCCCGACGAGAACTTGTTCGCGCGCTGCTTCGGGGTGAGGTCTTCGTTGCGGGGCATCGTGTCTCCTACATAGGTCCTGCGTCGCCGCTGCGGCCGGGGACGCGGTTGTTGTCGACGGGCATCGAGATCGGGTTGACCGTGACGCCTGGGGTGCTCGGGTTCGAGCCCTGGCACTCCGCGCCGTTGGGGCCGACGCCCGACGTGGGCGCGCCGACCATGCTGTCTACGGAGACGTCAGGGAACAGCTTGGTGCGGAGGATGGCGCCCGCCGGGGGAGTCTTCCCGGACGAGGGCCCGTACGTCTTGGGACCGCTCTTCTGATTCGGCATCGTTGTCTCCGTTGGAAGTATTGGGGGTGCGCGCGACGCACCATCCGAGGGCCGCGTTTACGGGGCGCTGTGCCCCTTCCCTCCCCACTACTCGTTGGTCTAGGCGTCGCCCAGGAGCGCGGCGTTTTTGTTGTTGATCGACTTGATCATGCCGTCGGCCTTCTCGTTGAGGACCTCGAGGCATCCCTCGCCGACCACGATTCCGTTCACGCTATCGCCGAGCTTCCCGACGTAGTCGTGATGGACGGGATCGAACCACGCCCACCGATTCTTCGCACGCTCGAGGATGAACATCGTCCCCCGAACGTCCGTCGCGGCGCCGGACGCGGCCGTCGTCGTGTTCGTCGACTGCGGCACGTGCCGATCCAGAACGATCGCGAGCAGGCCGAAGTCGGAGTCGAACATGTCGATGCCCTGGATCAGCTTCTTCTCGGCCGCAGCGATGTTGCGGTTCTGCTGCACGAGCGTGAAGGCCGACACCTGACGCTTCACGGCCGGGGACACGAACACCTGATCGGGGTTCCCGCCCGCCGTGTAGATCGTCTGGAGCATCGAGTTGAAGTCGTTGACGGTCAACTGACCCGCCGTCGCAGCCGCGCCAAGCGAGGCCGGGTACGCCGTGTTGCTCGTGATGAAGTTCTGGAAGCCCTTCATCACGCGCGCGGTGCCCGTCGCGCCCGTGGCCGACGTCAGGTTCGCGAACACGCTCGTCTCGATGTCGGTGGCGAGTTCCTTCGTCGCCTTGTCGATCTCGTGCGTGTAGGTGTTCCCGATCGCGGCCGGGTTGGCCTTCATCTGAGTACGCGTCACGCCGATGTCCTTGCGGAAGATCATCGAGACGTTGGTGACGCGCGTGGGGGTCGTCGACGTGACGTACGTGTACGCCGCGCCTTCGATGGCGCCCGTGGTCACGGGGCTACGGAGCGTGTCGACGAGCCACTGATGCAGCACGGACTGCGCCTGGGTCTTCGGCGCCTGGGCGAGCCAGGGCGTATCCCAGGGGGTCTGGAGCGTGTAGACGTCGATCAGGTCTTCCCTGTTGACGTCGTTGCTCTGGCCGCCCAAACCATATTTGTATGAGCCAGCAGAAACGGACAAGTTTGTTACCTCACTACACCCGCGGGTTCAGTTCCGGGATGTGAGCGATGAGTGGGCCATAGAGGATGCGGTTCGCTTCTGCCTCGCGCCCCGACATACGGAGGTCCCTGATGCGCTGCCAGTCTTCTGGCGTGCGCGGGTACCCGTCGACGGACGGCGTGACTTCGCGCGCCCCTCCGGCCTGTGATGTGAGCATGGTCGCGTCGCCGCGATCTCTGTTCACCTGGACTTGAGTTGCGTCGTTTGCGGACTGAGCAATCTGGGTGGTCCTGAGTGCGTTGTCGTACGCGAGGTACCCGATCTCCATCGCGGCGGCGAAGTGGCCCGCGGCCCAAAGGGCGGACACCCTGTCTCGCAGGGCGGGCGTTGCGACTACGAACGCCTTGACGTCCTCCACCTTGGGAAGGAAGTCGGGATACGTCTGTACCATGTACGCGTCGGCCTGCTGCATCGCGGCGCCCGTCGCGCTCGCGGCCTGGTCCTTCTCCGAGAGCTTGCGTTCGATGCGCGCGTCGATGTCGGTCGGGTCGATCCCGTACTGCTCAACCCATTTCTGGTACTCGGGGTCCGAGCGATCCACCGGCCTAGCGGGGTCGACCCTCCCAGGCGTCAGTGGCGCCGGCGTCGTCTGCTCAGGGGCAGCGGCCCGGGCCAGAAACTCATCGTTCTTGGCCTTGAGGGCGTTGAAGCTGTGGATCAGCATGTGATGACCCTTCTCCAACTCCTCGACGGTCTTGAACTTGTTCGCGTACAGCTTCTCTCCCTCGGTCGGCGCGGGCGAAGCTGACGGTGCCACGGCGGCCGGTTGCGGGGCCGCGCTAGGGGCAGGTGCAGCGACCGGCAGGGTCGGCCTGCCGGTGTTGCCCGTGTCAAAGTCCTTCTGGACGTCCTGCGAAATCTGCGCCATCAGGTTGTCGAACGGGCGGTCTTCGGTGCTCACGTCGTACTCCTTTCGCGGCTACGGTCGTCGCTTGCCGCTCAGATTGGGTCCGTCGGTGAGATAGCAGCGCGCTCCTCACCGTACGGGCCGCGTCCGCCATGAGCAATCTCCTCATAGCGTTTTGAAACAGAGTCCTGCATCTCCTCCTCGCGGTTGCGCTGCTCCTGCTCGTGCAGGATTTCGCCGGGCGCATTCATGATGGCGCGGCAGGCCGCGATGTACCCTCGGAGGTAATCGTCCGGTTTCGTGTCTCGGCGCTTCGCAGTAGGGTCTGCGAGTTCCGTGAGTGCTCGCTGCTGGAGGCCCATCAGGAGCGGGATGAAGAAGTCGTTGTAGGCCTTCGAGCCGAGGAGGAAGATCAGGTCCCGCGGGTCGGCCGCGGCGAGTTCGTCCTTCGTGAAGACCTCGTTCGTGGTAGGTGCGGGCTTGATCACGCGGTCCTTTCTACTGGCCGAGGAACTGCGCCAGCGCCATCGCACCGTCCCCGGTGCCTTGCGTGTTGTCCGGGATGTTGGCCGCGTCGCGCTCTCCGGCCATCTCCATCACCTGCGACATCTGCGCCATCTGGTTCGCGTTCTGGTTGATGAGTTCGTTCACGTTGTCCATGTCGAACTCGCGGAAGATTTGCCGGAAGAAGTTCACGAAGTTCACGGCGCCGGCCGCGTACGGGTTGCTCGAGACGGCCTGGAGGAGCGGCACGAGTTCTTGCCGGCGAACGAGCTTCGAGAGGTTGTTCGTCGCGCCGACTGCGCGCGCCGTGTACGAGTTCGCGAGTTCGTACCCCTCGAGCGTGGTCCGCGTGTCCTGGAGCGGGGCACCGGTGTCGGGGTCCGTCTGGGCGTTCTCGCCGAGGATGAAGACCTCGACCGGCCCCTCGAGGAACTGGCGGTTGAGCCGCATCATCATGTTCGCGAGCGGCTCGAGGTACATCTCCTCGTAGATGCGCGACTCGAGGAGGAGGCGGCTCCCTGACGCCTCGCGCCGGCTCATGAAGGCCCGCGCCGTCTCGCGGTCCGGGCCGCTTGCGAGGCCCTGCACCGTGTCGTCCGTTATGCCGGTCGCGCGCTCGATGTAGGCGGCCATCTCGGCCGTCATCCCGGCGCCGGCCTGCATGCCGCGTAGGTCGACGGGCATCGGCATCAGCTTGTCGTTGGGGGGGCCGTCCGTCCCGATCCAGCGCCCGGGCTTCGCGTAGAGGCCCTGCGTGTTGATGCCGGCGTTGCGGTCGTAGAACCACATCGGGTCGATCACGATGTCGGCCGCGTCGAGGCGCTGGTTGACGTAGCGGTTCGCCGTCAACTGGAGCTTCTCGGCGACTTCGGCCTTGCCCGCGGCGTGGAAGTAGTTCGGGTCCGGCGTGGCCGAGTGGTGAACGAATGGCTTCTGCCGGTGCCAGAACGGGTTCCCGCGCGCGCGCATGAGGTACTTGCGGTTCGCGAGGGAGATGACTACGTTCGTCTCGCCCCCGACCGCGAGTTCCGTCGGGATGATCCCCCAGTACTCGCGAATCTCTACGGGGCGGCTGAACTTGTCGAGGATGCGCGACATGTCGTCGGACATGCCGAGCCGCGCCATGTACTTCCGCTGGACGACGTCGTCCGCGGTCGAGTCGGCATTGGCGCCCTCGCGCTCCATGCGCGCTACCTCGACCGGGTCGAAGATGGGCTCGCGACCGTCAGGCCGCTGCGCCGAGAGGGCGCGGCAGTCGTCTAGGTCGAGGTAGTACCGACGCCCGAACCACTTCATCCCCTTGATGCGGGGGAAGCCGGGTTGCGGGTACGAGTCGAGGAGGTCGACGTTCTCCCAGTTCGGGCCGTCGAACGTGATGACGTCCTCCTCGCGAATCTGGCGCGCGCGCTGCGTCGACATCGGCATGGAGACGTACTCGTCGAACTTGACGTGCTCCCACCGGCGGTCCCACATCACCTGCGAGACGGCCGTGCCGTAGAGGCCGGCGCAGACGTGCGTGTTGACTTCCTTCATGAAGGCCTCAGCGTCCTTCATCTGGGCCCCGATGAGGGCCTCGTTCTTGAGGGCGATGGGCTTGTCGTTCGGCCCGTACCCGCGGAACTGGATGATCGGCCACTGGTTCAGCGACGCCGCCGTCTTCCTCGCGGCGTCCGCCCACACGGCCGCGTAGATGAACGGGACGTGGACGTTGTTCTTGTGCGGGTGGAAGCGCCCCGTGTAGATGCCGCGCCAGACGTCGTAGAGGCGCGGCAGCTTCGTCCGGACGTCGTGGAAGTACTTCTCCGAGTAGTCGAACCTCGAGTTCACGAGGTTGACCAGGGCGTCTCGGAAGAGTTCGGGGTTCGCTGGCCGCTGAATCTGAGTGAACGCCATCAGGTCTCCATGCCGGCTTTCTGTGGCAGCCGGAGCCAGTCGGGGATGTCGATTTCGAGCAGGGCCCCGTCGTGATCCCGGAGGCCGCCGTGGCGCCGGACGTAGTCGAGGAGTTGCCTCGTGAGGTCCACGTCGGCGCGGCAGTACGTGATGAGTTCCGCGAAGCGGCCCTGCCGCGCGAGTTCAGGCGCGTGGGCCCCGCTCCCGGACTTCCCGATCCCCATCGTGCGGAGGGACGACTCGCCGAGCTTCCAGCCGCGCTCGCGCGACCGCCCTTCGCGGTCAAGTGCATCCTTGATGAGGTCGAAGATGTCGATGTGGTACTTGACGGCGACGCGCCGGTTGAGCAGGTTCTGGACGATCTGGAGGTCAAACTCCTTCGAGTTGTACCCGACGAGGACGATCCCGGGCTGCTCGATGAGCCGCGCGAAGTCCTCGAGGGTGAAGTCGTCGTAGAGGTAGTGGTCGTCCGTCTGCGAGTCGTACGCGACGAGGGCCGAGACGCCGCCCTTGCCCTGCTTGAGGGCGTTCCAGCCGCCGACCTCGTCCGGGCCCTTGCGGGTCTCGAGGTCGAAGACGATTACGTGGAGCGGCTCATACGGGGTGGTCATACCACTCGCTTTCTCCGGTGCGACCCGGGTTCATGTACTCCTCGACGCGTCGCCTGCGCGCGTCGCCGTGCAGTTCCAGCCGGTAGTTCAGGCCCGGCCGTAGGACCTCGTCCCCGGGCTGCATGGGGTCGACGCTGTGAGACGCCTCGGGGCGGATCGGCTTCTTCCACACGCCGGGCTGCCAGATGTCGGACGCGGCGTCCGCGATGTCGTCGTGGTCGCCCTTGTCGAGGTTGACCATCTCGTACATCAGGCGCTCGAGGTGCTCCGTCCCGCGGATGAGCTTGACGTAGCCCTCGGCCCAGTAGGCCGCGGCCTTGCGGAGGCGGGCCGCCTTGTGCGCCGTGCGGTTGAAGAGGACGATCGAGTCGGGGCCGATGCGGAAGCCGGCCATCGCGAGCGAAATCTGGAGGAGGGCCTTGAACGTCCCGGCCTTCCCGCCGCCCTCTAGCTCGTCCGTGAGTAACTTCGCGCGGATGCCTCGAGCCCGGAGGCTCATGAGGTACCCGCAGAGCTTCGAGATGAACTGCTCCGCGCGGTCCGTCTTGTTCCGGATGATGCGGTCGATGAAGACCGTCCCGTCGTCCCGGAGTGAGTGCAGGACCCCGATGATCACGTTGAAGTCGCCCTTCGCGATCCGCTCCTCGAGCTTGAACGCGCAGTCGAGGTGGATCGTCGCGAAGTCGATCGCGGGCACGTCGTCGCGCGAGATTACCATCCGCTCGAGTTGCGCGAACTCGAGTGGCATGTGCTCGCCGATCGCGGGCGTGTTCTGAATCTGGGACGAGAACCCGATCGGGTCGTTGAGTTCGCGCCGCTCGAGTTCCTCGTAGGAGTAGACGGCCGGGAAGACGGGGCGGCCCTTCGGGTACTCGTCCGACTTCCGGTTCGGGTCGCGGCCCTGGAGGAAGTAGACGTGGCACTGCCCGTCCTTGTTCGGCGCGATCCCGTGCGGGTCCGGGTTCGGGATTCCGCTCCAGGTTGCGACGCCCTCGGTGTTCATGATGTGGCCCGGGACGTCGTTCTGCGCGTACCGCGTCATCGAACCGAGGAAGAACCCCGCCTTCGAGAGCGCGTACATCACGGAGTCGTACGTCTCGCGCGCGTCCGTGAGCGTCTTCTCCGAGAGCGTCTCCTGCGAGTTCGGGTCGTCGTAGGCGACGGCGACGGGGTGCATGCCGGTGATGCCCATGTCGAGCCCGTACGTACCGATCGAGGGCTCCGAGATGGACATGGCCCGGCGCGCCGCGTGGAAGACTTCCTTCTCGTTCCACGTGCGCGTCTTGTCGCGCCAGTTCCCGTAGAGCCACGCGAACCACGCGTACTCGTCCTCGCCGGAGATGACGCCCTTCACGGCCGAGAGGAAGGCCTTCGCCTTCGGGTGCGTCTCGGAGCCGATGTAGGCCGTGACGTCCGGGTCGTCGAGGTGCATCCAGAGCATCGCGGCCTTCGTGCCGCAGACGGTCTTGCCGACGTCGCGCGGGAGAATGCTGAGGAGGACCTTCCGCTTCTGGACGCCGCGCTTCGACCACGCCTTCCACTCCATGATGTGCGTGGAGAGCCACTCGAGGAAGGGCTTGTGCGGGTCGGGCGTGAGCCAGCGCGGCTTGCCCGTCTTCACGAAGTACCACTCGGCGCCCCACGCTATACGCGTGAACCACCAGAGGGAGTGGTCGCTCGTGCCGGGGGCGCACGCGTCGCGCCAGAACTCGCGTTCAGCTTCTAGGGGCCACTCTTTCACAGCATCGCCCCCTGGTTCATTTGTGGAAGTAGGCAGATGACCTCGTCGTGGTAGACGGGCCCGCCGAACTTGTCGACGGTCCGCGTGATGAAGGACCAGTCCGTCCGGTACCAGTCCGTGAACGCGTAGTCGGCCATCTTCGGGAGGTTCTCGCGGGGGGCCACGATCTGCTGCCCGCTGACCTTGCAGAAGGCGATCGACTGGCTCATGAGGATTCCGGTGTGCTTCATGGCGAAGATGTGCGCCTTGTCCGTCGCGCCGGTCACGCCAGCGCGCACGACGTCGAACGCGTGCGACTGTAGCTCGTCGTCGTCGCCGATGAACCAGACCATGTCGCCCGTCGCGTTCTGGACGCCGACGTCGCACGGGGTGCAGCCCCAGTCGTTCGCGCGGACGGCGAGTTCGACGTAGCGGAAGCGCGCGTCGGCGAGGGCCTCGATCTGCTCCCGTACGTTCGGGCAGGGGCCGTCGCCCACGACGACGAACTCGTCCTCGGCGCCGATGTAGTAGAGGACGTCCTTGAGGAGGCGCGCGAACGTGGACCGCCCGATCGTCGGGCAGATGAGGCTAAGGCGCGGACTTGAAGAAGGACTGGATGGCGTCGATGACACGGTCCTGCTCCTCGTGCGTGATGTCTGCGTGGAGCGGGAGCGAGAGGACCTCGCGCGACGCCTCCTCGGACACGGGCCAGGGGCCCCGGCCTACGTTCTCCCCCATGAAGGTCGGCTGGAGCGGGACCGGGAGGGGGTAGTGGATGAGCGTCGGGATGCCCGCTGCCTCGAGGTGAGCGCGGAGGGCGTCCCGGAGCGGGGTGCGCGCGACGTAGAGGTGCCAGACGCGATGAGGCCCGAACCCCGTGAGGAGCCCGAGCCGCGGAATCTTGAGGCCGTCGTGGTAGTACTCGGCCGCGCGCTCGCGCGCCGCGTTCCTCTCTCGGAGGTGCGGGAGCTTGACGCGGAGGATCGCCGCCTGGACCTCGTCCATCATGGAGTTGAGGCCGCCCGGGGGCTCATGTACGTACCGGTCCGTGCGCCCGCCGTCCCGGAGGAGGCGGCACCGCTCGGCCACGATGGGGATGTTCGTGTTGATGGCGCCGGCTTCGCCGAGGGCGCCGAGGTTCTTGGTCGGGTAGAAGGAGTACGCGGTCGCGTGCGCGTGCCCGAGACCGGCCGCGCCGTGCGCGTGGGCCGCGTCCTCGACGACGACGAGGCCGTGGGCCGCGGCGACCTCCATGAACTTCACCATGTCGGTGACGTTCCCGTAGAGGTGGACCGGGACGATGGCCTTCGTGCGGGGCGTGATGAGGCGCTCGTAGTCCCAGACGTTCGGCATGTGGGACTCCCGGTAGATGTCGACGAAGACGGGCGTCGCGCCGGTCGCGCGGATCGCGAGGGCCGTGAAGCCGACGCAGTGCGCGGGCGTGAGGACCTCGTCCCCGGGGCCGATGCCGAGGGCCGTGAGGGCGATGCGGATGGCGTCGGTGCCGTTGCCCACGCCCACCGCGTAGCGCTGGCCCGTGAAGGCGGCCCACTCGGCCTCGAACGCCTCCGTCTCGGAGCCGCCGAGGTACCAGCCGCTGTCGATGACGCGCGTCACCGCGGCCTTGACCTCGTCCTTGTACGGGAGCATGAGGTCGAGGTTGAAGTTCATCCGTCGAGTCCTTTCAGGATCGCGTCGTAGTCGGGGTACCCGAGTTCGGCCCGGATGTGGCGCCTGATCCACTCGGGGACCCGTGGGCCCGGGCCTGGGTGGTAGAGGGTCTGGACGCCGTCCTTCTCGCCCGTGACGTACCAGCCGTTCTTCGTGTTGAGGTGCCGGATCGCGCCGTTCGAGGCGAGTTGCTCGCCCTTGAGGGGCTTGCCGGCCGCCTCGATATAGTGCTTGATGATCTGGTCCCCGAACCCGCTGCTCCAGTGCGCGGGGGCTACGGCAAAGAAGGGAGACGCGTAGTCCCCGTGGTCCGTGAGCATCGAGAAGGCCACGGCCTCCCACGGGCGCTCGTCGTCGCGCCAGAGGAAGACCCTGACGTTAGCGTGGTCCTCAATCTTCCACCACCTCTGCTGGCCTTCCGGCGTCATCTCCGGGAGGGGCCTCGTGAAGTAGCTGAGATTGGCATTGAGAATCGGCCGGAGCGCCTCGATCAGGATCGGGTCGCTGTCCCGCGTCAGTAGAGTCGGCCGCAGCATCGGGGGTCCTTTCTGTCTCGGTGGTATCGGGGCGGGCCGCCCCCATGACCGGGTACTGCGGGATGGCCGCGTCCATCGTCCTGCCCCGGTAGAGGATCGGGTGTGGCTTCATCGAGTAGGGAACGAGAGAGATGGAGGCCGCGAACATGAGCACGAGGCCGACGAAGGTCGTCATTGCTTCCCTGGGCCGAGGAGGCCCGCGTTCGGGGGCGGCGTCTTCGGTACCTTGAGGACGTCGATCAGGTGCGACTGGTGGAGGAAGACGCGGGCCGCTTCGCCCGTGAGGACGCAGCGCGGCTCGCAGGGGCAGTCCGCCCCGTTGTACTCGTGGTTCGGCCTCTCCGTGCGGGGGACGATGTGGTAGTCGGCCGCGACGTCCTTTTTGCGGGCCATATAGTCGGGCCTCATGCGAGCCTGTAGTCCGTGAGTGCGTTGTTGACGTGCATGTAGTCCTCGCCCGGCCAGAGTTCGGACGGGGCCCACGCGCCGGGGAGCTTCGTCGGTCGGGGTTGCCCTGCCTCGAGGGCGCGGAGGCGCTTCGTCGCGTTCTCGCTGACCTCGCGGATCATCTCTTCCTCGGTCTGGCGGCGGTACGTGAGTTCGGCCATCAGTACCCTCCCGTGCTCTTTGGCTTCCTTGGCTTGCGCTTGGGCATCTCACTCTCCCATCTTCGCGGCGACGGCCCGCGCCCAGAGGGAGAGGAGCCGTTCGTTCTTCGGGTTGTTGATGTAGTCGCCGAGGTCGTCGGCGAGGGCCTTCACCATCGCCTCCTCGAGTTCCTCGGAGAAGAGGGTCGCGACGTTGTACTGCTGCTCCATGAAGACGTGGAGGAGTTCGTGGATCGCGATGGTCAAGACGGCCGCGTTGCGGCCGTCGATTTTGATGCGGATGTTCCTCAGGTCCGACCCGGCCCCGTCGTACGTCGTGAGCCCGTGCTCCCTACGGAGTCGGGCCCTCTTCATTGAGACCGCCGGCGAGTTCATCAGCGCCATCAGCGCCTCGAGCATCTTCCGTCGGTTCATCCGGGGCATTGGTCACTCCGATGAGGCGGCCCGGGAGAAGCGCGAGTCCGCGCGTGTTGATGAGTCCGCTCTTGTCTACGCGGTAGATGGGCTCGATGTACACGTCGTGCGCGTCGATCGGCGTCGGCGCGAGGTTGACGAAACTTTCGAGTATGTCCTCGTCGACGCGCTTGCGGATGACTTCCGCGGGGGTCATCCCCGCGTACTCGTCGATCTCGTCACGCGTCGCGAACCTCGGGAAGCGGAACGTCGGGGGCATCTGGTCGTTGTACGGGGCCGGCATCGGGCCCTCCCTTTGCGAATGCGATCGTGTCGGTGAACTTCACGTAGGCCTCGCCGAGCCCGCGCGCGAGTGCTTCCATCACTGCTCCCTGGCCGTCGATGTCCGCGAGGGCCTCGACCATGAGGGAGACGCGGTGGACGCGGTCTGCGCGGGTGAGTGGTGCGCCCGGGCCGAGCGTCTTCTCGTCGGACGGGGGCTCCGTCGCCTCGAGTTCGCGGAGTGCCGCGATCCGGGACGCGTGTGGGACCTGCGGGTGGTCCGCGTAGGCCGAGAGGCGCTGCCTACGCTCCTCGCGCGTGAGGACCTTCGCGGCGCCGGACCGTACCGCGGCGTCGATGTCGCGCCGAATCTTCTCCTCGTCCGGCCCTGAGTCTGACTCGGGGTTGGGCGAGAGGGGCCGGCCGACTGCCGCGGGCGGGATGAGGCCGCCGCGGACGAGGACGTCGCGCGCGCGGGACACCGTCCGCTCGGATGCGCGCGTAGCCTTCGCTACTTCGCGGATTGTGGCGGTCGGGTTCGCCAGAATGAACTGTTTGACGAGCTTGACCTTCCACCCCGTGAGGGAATCTGCCGGATTCGGGTCCGGATCAATCACTTGGGCCGTCCTTTCCGGTTGGCGATTTCCAAAATTGTGTGTGCCACCAAGGAGTTGTACCTCCCCCTGCACGGAGGATTTTGTTTGGGGCTCCCCCCGGCCATCGCGGAACGCGCGCGCACCCCACCCTCGAGGTCGAGGCACGCATCACCGCTCCATCCCTCGCACGCCCATGCCCCTGGCCTCTCGTTGTGTGGCCTTCCTTGGGGCAGCGTGGGGATTTCGCTTGACTCAGCCCGAGTATTATACCACACATCAGCCCCGAGACAGGCTTGGCCGTGCCTGCTTTTGGCTGCCTCGCGCGGTAACTGATAGGTGGCATGAGGATTGCGTGGGCTGGACGAGTGGGTTTTTATGCACGATCTCGTGGGGCAATTCGCACACGTCGGCACATACGCGCGTGAGCCGACGCCTGATACATCAGCACTTGACTCTTGGCACGCGTCGTGCTCTACTCTCACGTCGACGCCGCGCGGTGCGGCGCGCAACGGAGGACACGAGCATGAGAGAAGGATACGAGCACGCACGCATCAACGCAGCGCTCGTACAGCGCGAGGCCGAGGCCCACGCGAGAGATCGCGCGGTGCGGCAGGGCGAACGCGTGTACGTGTACAGGCACCTCGACGTGTTCTATGTGCGCACGTCCGTCGAGGTGAGCGACCCCGTCGGGTGCAGTCTCCAGCCGCTCCCGGCTCAGGCCCAGTGCATCTATCGCTGGCCCAAGGAGGAAACGTGCTGAACCAGAAGAACGATGCGCTCAAGCTGTTCATCTGCTTCGTGCTCATGCTCGCCTGCATCGGACTGAGCACGTGCGTCAACGGGTGCGCGACGACGCGCCCCGAACCTACACCCCAGTGCGGGCAGAGCGACCTGCCCGTGGAGGATTGGGACAATGAATAGCTTGACAGACCGCATCATCTCGTATGAGCTAGGTGAATTGGACGAGGACGAGGTCGTGTCCCTCTTCCAGGAACTTGTGGACCGCGGGCTCGCGTTCACGCTCCAGGGCCACTACGGACGCACGGCCGTCGCGCTGATCGAGGCCGGGCTGGTCGAGCCGGGCGGTGATGGATGGGAGGTCGTAGGGGCTTGACAACGCACGAACCACGTGCTATCGTAGTAGGTGTCACAACAAAGGAGGAAGTCATGAGTGTGAAGTCGCGGTACGTGAATCGAGGCACCGGTGGAGGCTGGTACCTCAGCAGCTACCACACTGACGGGAAGCGCACACTCGCGCCTCTCGTCGAGGTCGAGGCGGCGACCGCCGAATTGAACCGCAAGGTGTATGGCGTCACGAACGCGAGCCGCGCAGTGGAGGTCGAGCCCGGCCTCTTCGGAGCGTGGTTCGAGACTGACAGCGCGGGACGCGTGCGGTACTTCCGTCCCGATGGCGTGGAGGTGTAGCGTGAACATCGTCGAATGGATTGAGTCGTGCGAGCGTGCCCACGCGGACGCGAAGCGCGAGGGACGCACGGAGGACGCGAAGGCGCTCCACGTGCTGTGGCACCAGGCCCTGTTGAAGTACGACGAAGCGGACCCCCTGGACTTCATCCCGGTCCAGGACGGCATGAGGGAGTCGATATGACCACGATGCGCAAGGACCTGCTGTTCCTGATCGGTGTGTGGATCGCCCTCGTGGTCCACGAGCTTTGGTGGATCGTAGCGGAGTGGGGCAGCTAGTGGCGACGTTCGTGGTGGTGGTCGCGGTGGTGGTCGTGGTGCTCGGCATCGGGAGCGCGGTAGCGCAGCTTACTCGGAGGTGGTAATGCGATTCATCGAGCGGAAGATACTGGAGACGCTGATAGGGGAGGCCGCGAAGCGGGACTACTACCCGCACGTGATCGAGGCCTACGGCGTGGACGAGGAGGACGGCCGCGTGTCCCAGGACCGCATGCAGCTACGCGTCATCATCGAGCAGGCGGACGCGTGGGACGCGGACAGCATCATCACGTTCAGGCACGCGGAGGAGGACGAGTGGTTCTGGGTCCACATGATCTGGGGCAACGGTGAATACGTGATCCACGACTACCAGGTCCACACTGACGCCGACATCATCGTCGGCGCAACGACGAAGGAGATCGAGTCATGAAGACGGCAACGATCCGCTCGAACCCGTACACTGGCCCCTGGCACGCGATGAAGTACCGCACCACCGTCCAGGACGTGACGGGGAAGGTGCTGGCGGTGCTGTACACGGACACCCTGATCCACACGTTTGACCTGCTGCGGGGCTTCGCCGACTCGTACAAGGTCGAGCCGGACGAGGAAGAGGTCACGGCGTAATGGGATTCCCACTCTACACCGAGCGCGCCCGGGAACTACTCCTGGGCGCGCTCGGTGTAGAGCGTGACGCGCTGCGCGAGGTGGACGACATGGAGGTCACTGACGCCATCTCGGACATGATCGAAGAGATCGACACCCTACTCGACTGGGAGGACCTGTCATGACCAAGAGCCTAGAGGCGCGCATCAGGGAGGAACTGGATTGGATGCGCGAGCACGAGGACCCGGAGGTGAGGGACCTCGCGCACGTATTCGAGACCATCGCGAAGGAGGTGGAGACCCTCGTGCAGTACACCCGTGCCCTGGAGGACAAATGAGCGACGATCGCGAGTACGCGGTGGTGAAGCGTGGCTCGAAGTTCCTCGTGTTCCCGACGGACGACGTCCGCGCCCAGACCGGGATCGTGTTCCCGGCCGCGGACGGGCTCACGTCGTACGCGAGGGCACGCAAGTACGCAGACTCGTGCCAGGAGGACCTAGCGTCCGTCCGGCGAGCACTGAGGCGCGTATGACGCGCGCCTCCATCCAGGCGAAGGTTGCGGCGCGCAAGGAGGCGCGCCCCGACCTCTACTGCAAGCACCCGCGCTGCTTATGGCGCACCACCGAGGGCTACTGCCCCAGGCACAAGGAGGCGAAGTGAAGGTCATGGTCGTGAAGGCGCGGCGCATGCCGCACGCGGTGGGCTGGCTCGAAGGCATCAACGAGAGCGGGAACGAAGTCGCGTTCATCCTCCCGTGGTTCCGCGTGCGCGGGATCGCGGAGGACGTGAACGCTGGCGAGAAGGTGGAGGTGTCCGTCCCGTACCACTCGATCGTCCACGTCAAGAACCCGCGCATGAGGAGGGCGGCGTGACACCACACATGATCCTGCCTCGGGCTGACTACCAGTATCCGAACAACGGCGACACCCAGGAGTTCCTTGCGCGGCTCATCGCGGAGATGTTCAACACGCTCCAGCGGAAGCACGGGACGCCGCACTTCCTGGACGCGGGCCCGACGCAGTGGGCCCACGTGTGCGCGCGCGTCATGTACCCTGAGATTCCCCTTGACTTGTGGGGGACGGGCCAGGAGGTCCGAGTCCCGATCCCGTGGGAGATGCTCGTCGTGGGGGACCGCCTCTACAAGGGGCAGTTCCCGGACTTCCTCGCGGTTGAGGTGAAGGACGACAGGAACGACGGGATCGACCACCTCAGGGACCTACTGAACTGAACCCTTGACAGCGGGTGAGCGCCGTGGTATAATGGGCGCTCACCCAGGAGGCACGCATGACGATTCGGTGGTTCAAGACGGCGGGCTTCGAGATCGGGGCGGGCGTGCGATGGGGCGACGCCAGGCACCGCTCGTGGCTCTGGGCGATTCACCTCGGCCCCCGCTCCCTCATGGGAGTAGTGAGGTGGTGGCTATGAGGAAGCAGCGGCAGCTACACCGCGCGGGCCTCGTGACGAACTTCGGCCCCAAGGCGGCGCGTGCGCGGCGCGAGCTACAGCGCGTCGTCGCGGCAGTCCGGAAGGTAATCTGGAAGCGGCCCGGCCTCCTCGTGATGTGGGTCGACCGCGACGTGCGGCAGGCCCGCGCGAGCGGGGCAGGGTTCTTCGCGAACGAGAAGCTGAACGCACCGTACCAGGGGCGCGTGATCGGGATGGGCCCGCGCGCGCTCCTCATTCTCCGAGGGAGGACGCCAGAATGAGAGTCGACCACGCAGCGATCCGCAAGGCCACGCTCGAAGAACTCCGGGACCTCCTCGTGGAGTACGCGGTGAAGCACGCGCGCGTCAAGGAGGAGATGTACCTGTACAAGGAGGCGCGCGAGGCCGTGACGTGGGAGATTCAGTCCAGGGAGGATACATGTACCCCCCCGGCACCCTAGAGCTACCGTACTTCTGCGGCGACCTCTCGTGCGCGTGCCACAGGCCCTCGGCGTACTACACGTCCGAGGGGAAGCGCCTCCGCGTCAGCCTGCGTGGCGGGCGCTGGACGGTGGAGGTGCGCGAGGACGGGCTCATCGTGGACGAGTTCTCGAACCACGAACTCAACGTCGCGCTGGACCAGGTCCACCGCGAGTACCCAGGCATCTCATTCAACCCGGAGGACTGATGAAGCCGTTCGCAGTCGCGCTCGTCCTGATCGTACTCGCGTTCGTGTTCCTCGGTGCACTCGCGCTGATGGTGATCCCACCGGCCGTCGCGATCCCGAACCCGCACTACCCGATGAACGCCCAGGCGGTGGAGCCGCCCCCGCAGCCGGACCTCGGCGCGGGCGAGGGGTTCATGTA